AGCAGCATCATCATCAAGTAGTTCGGGAAGTGATATAGCAAATATATCTGGTTCTAATACATCTACTAATGGTGCAACTATAACATCTACTAGTAGTAGTGCGGATCAAATCGCACAAGATATAGGAACACTACTTGCATCAACTAATGTAGGAAATAGTGGATCATCAATTCAAGGTTTAAATCAATTGGGAAGTGGTGATAGTCGTAGTTATGACATACCACCAGAATCAATTGGTAAGATAATAAATACCGAAGCTAATATAGATGATGGTGGAATTGTATTCCCTGCTAATATTAATTAAAGATGGCAACTACTAATAGTAATGCATTAGACTGGGATCTTAGGGTTTGTAAGATTCAATTATCTAACAATAGACTTGTTGATATTAAAAATCAATTAATAAGTTTCTCTTATTATGAAGATCTTACTAGGATGAATCCAGTAGCAAAGATAGTTTTTAGTGATGGTAAGCAGAACCTTAATGTATCTGAGGGAAATGTAATATCTTTATTGTATATGACTAGTGCTCATACTGATGATGATTATACTGCTTTCCACGGTTGTGTTGAAAAGATAGTGTCAAAATCAACTCCCGATGGTAAAATATACGCTTGTACCCTAGTCACTCCTGAATCATTAGCTATAGCAAAATGGAAATCTGAAGAGTCTTATAAAGGAAATGGTCTCGAAATATTAAAGAAAGTATTTGAAGATTCTAAGTTTGAATGTGAACTTGAAGGTGATGGTAACGCACCATTCAACCCACTAATAGTAACAGCAGAAAAGAAGACAATGAACAAGCTTGTTTATGATGTATGTTCTCAGTCTATACCTGCTTCTGGTAAGACTATGAATACGTGTGGTTATTTTTGTTGGGGAACCAAGAAGAATATGAAAGGTTCTAATTCTTACAAGGTTAGATTTAAATCTATTGATAGTTTACTTTCTGTGGGTGGTACTCATAGTGGAGAAGATTCTGAGTACTCATACTATCAAGCATCAGAGGCAGTGAGTTTAGATATACCAGCACAGTTAATCCTAGGTAACTTTCAAGTCACGGATAGAGGAAACTGTAAGAAGATGGCTGATGATGGTGTTTTTCTTGCTAATGCTATAATATATAATACAGACACTAAGAAGTATAGTAAGAGGGAGTGGGATATTAGAAATTACTGGAATAGATGGGGTCATATTGCTAAGGCAGAAGGAAGTGCACCTTGGGACAAGAGTGATTTTCTCAAAGAATTTATGAATGAAGGTAAGGCAAACAAGACATTCAAGTTGGTGATAAGTCACGAAAATTTCCACGACTCTGAAGAAAAAGCAGCACCAGGTCAGTTGGCCACTGAAACTAACAGTCAGTCTGCTACCTACCAAGATTGGGATGAGGAAACATACGTGCAATATAGAGCAAGACGTGCTACAATGCAGATGACTACCAGCAACATAACAGTTCCTGGTAATCAATACCTCCACGCAGGAGATAAAATTAAATTATATCTCCGTGACTCAATACCAGATCATAAAACGTCAGTAGATAGTTATGATAAGGAATTGAGTGGAAACTACCTCATCTATAGAATGTGTACAGAATATTCTATGGTACCTAAGAAGGAGTGCTGGACTGCCGCAACCCTAGTTAGGGATACATTAAACAAAAATTGCTAACCTATGGACACCTCATTTCTGGATGAATATCCACCTGAAATAACTCAAGGAGCTTACCAGATTCTTGAGAAAATAAAAGTAGAAGAAGATGATGATGTGAGAGTTAAGTTGTACGGTCAACTTGCTATGGTACTTGAACAGATGAAAAAAAAGTTAGAAACTTATGATTCATCCGACACCAAAGACAAGATGGACGTTGAAGTAACTAACATTAGCACTAAATAATTACATCGTAAGCACTATTCTTATGACAACTATAGAAGATCACATCAAAAAAGACAGGGAAATCTTAGATGACCCTCAGACTAATCCTGCTGCACGTAGGCATATTGTAGAAGAGTTACACGATCTAGAAGTGTATCGTGAGCATCACAAAGAAGAGATTGATGCTGGTGATCATCACGATCCCAATACAATAGAACTATTCTGCGAGAATCATCCTGATGAACCAGAATGCTTAGTGTATGATGATTAATGTCAACTAGAACTACTACAGATAAGGCGTTTGACTTACACGAAGGTTACGTAGAAGACATAGATGATCCTAAAGGCTCTCAAAGAGTTAAAGTTAGAATCATAGGTGTCCACGATTACAAAGGTGAAGGTGAAACTAAGATAGGCATCCCCCCGACCGAAGATTTACCTTGGTCGAGGGTGATGATGCCTGTCACTCATTCTGGTGGAGCACATACATCTGCATCAAGTCATAATATGCAGGTGGGTGATTCCGTTGTAGTTAAATTGATACAAGGAGATACAGATAACCCTGTTGTTATAGGGGTAATGGATTCGGGTGTTGCTTGTGCCTCAGATGAAGCACCGATAGCAACAGGAAAGAAACCTATTCCTTTAACTAAGACTGTTAATCAGGATTTAGAGAAAGGTCAGTCACCTGATCCACGTAACCATACTAGTCAAGAACAATGTATTGATGGTGGTACCAAACCATTAGGTCGATTAGGTACAAAGGAAGCATCGGATGGTCTTAATGGAATCAGAGATACAGCATCACCTGCTAATCAAGCAGGAACTTTTGAGATTACACGTGCTTCAGTAGATTGTCCAGAGAATCCTTCTTCTCAAGTAGAGAATGTATTGTCAGAATTCTTTGCTACTCTACAACATACTAATGGTAACATAGGTTCGTATTATATCAGTAAGTATACTGGTGGTTTGTTTGAGATACAAAGCATTGCTAAGGGATATATCAGCAGAGTCAAGAAGATAATGAGTGCTGCTATGTCTCGTATTATGGGTGAGATGATGAATATGCTGCGTAAAGCAGTAAAAGCATTGATGAAAGCAATCCTAACTCCTCTGCCTGGTATACTGACACCTGTTACTGAGTGGTTCCAGAAGATGTTGGAGCGTTTAGGATGTTCAATGATGGACATCAGTGGTAGGATTGAAAACTTTGCAGAAAATATCCTAATGGGATATGTTGGTAATATTATTAACTGGAGTGCTTGTCAAGTCAAGAGATTTACTGACGCTATCTTTGGTAACATCCTTGGTGAGATTACAGGGATGATTGATGGATTGTTTGGTGGTATATCTAAAGTGCTTGGAGCTATTGGTGGTGGACTAAACATAATTGGTGGTGGACTAGCAAATATTATGAAGATGCTAGGTATTTCTTGTAGTGGTAAGAAGAAGTGCTCAAAACCAGCTAAGGTTAATTCAAAGAATGGTTCACTTCAAGGACTTAAGGGAGGATTTAATAGTCTTGATCAATTACTAGCAGATTTAGAGACAGGTAATCATCTTCCTATTGATTCTTATTGTGGTGATGCTACTACAGATCCAGAACCAAAGACTGAAGTTAATATATGGGGTCCAACAATACCTGATTCTGGCACTGATGGGGGTACGAGAGATCCTGGTACCGATGGAACTAATAATGGAATAACTTATGATGATATAGCAACAGCGATATGTAATGCTAGAACTTTTAAAGTCATTGACATTCCAGAGACTGAAGCAGTACAGGAGGGAGATACAGCATATATTAAGATCACTAGAGGTGGAGATACGACAACTACGAGCTCCGTTACATTCAGTACACAAGATGGAACTGCTAAAGCAACTGAAGATTATTGTCCTGTTAATGGGTACATAGGATTTGGTATTGGAGAGACAGAGAAGACTGTTGAAGTTAAGACACTTAATAATGGTGTTAAGGATGGATCGAAATATTTCTTCTTGCGTATGGATCACGATGGATGTGGTAAAGTGTTGAAACCTATTGCACGTATCTGGATGAAGGATCCACAAGCAATAACAAATATTCCTACACTAACTGTCCCTGACATTGGAGGTGGATCATCTACACCCGTACTCAATGTAACCAATCCTGTATATCATTTGACTTCTAGTAGAGAGGTAGTATATGAAGGAGAAGAGGTTACATTTAAACTTGAGACACAAAACGTTGATGAAGGTACACAAATCAATTATACTCTTGGAAGAGAGTCCACTGGTATTGTGTATGGTGATATAGAATATGTTATTGAGAATGGTGTGAAGACTTGGGTTACTCAAGCAGATGACTTGACTAGAAGTTTTAAAGTTAGTAGTGGTAAGGCAGAGGTTACTGTTAAGTTGATGGATGATGGTGTAGTAGAAGATACTAATAGTGTTGCTGAACAATTATACTTAGAGTTAAATAATCTAAGCACATCTGTAGGTGTTGCTGTATTAGATTCAATACAGGCAGTTGCTGATCCTAGTACTAGGACTGTAAAGATCACACCAAATAAATCTTTGGTAGAAGAAGGAGAAATAGTAACATTTAATGTAGTAACTACTAATTTTGATAACGGAGAACTACTACCTTATAGTATCTTTGGTGCTAACATTACTCAGGCAGATATTAAACAAACTCTTAGTGGTAATCTATATGTTGAAAATAATACTGCTAGTATTGATATAGAGGTCTTGGAAGATAATACTATAGAACAGCAAGAGAATATGATATTTAATATAGATGATTATGGTGCTACTGCTACTGTTGTTATAGCAATTCCTGATAACACACCATCAGAAGGTGAGACTGATGAACCAGATATTGATGATGAGCCAGAATTTGATTTCCCAATCATAGATGATACTCGTGGTGGTATTATAGACATTGAGGTTAAGAGATCAGGTCGTAGGTATATTGATAGACCATTTATTACTTTGGATAGTAATGTAGGTTATGGTGCTTATGTTGAACCTATTATTAATAGTGAAGGATATTTAACAAGAGTAAGAGTAATTAATCCTGGGTATGGATATACAGGTAAGAAGAGACCAGAAAATGTAGTTTGTCAGTTAGTTGGTGTCTTCCTTACTAACGTTGGTGGATTGTATAAAATACCACCAAGAGTTTTAGTTGATGGTGTAAGTGGTGTTGCACGTGCTACAATAGCAGAAGGAGGATATGTTACTGGTGTTGAATTGATCCGAAAAGATATGCATTATAAAACTACACCAACCATAGAAATATATGGTGGTGGTGGATTTGGAGCAAAGGCAAAAGCTGATCTACAGTGTGTCCCTGCTGAAGAGTCTAACCTTATCATTCAAGGACTTGCTAAAGATCCTGCTAACTATGTTGATTGTCCCTAATGGCTTACGATCAGAATAATACACGAACATACGTATCACGAAGTGGTCACATCACACAGGAATGTGATGCTGAAGATGATGCTTATATGCTCCTCAAACACAAGGATGGACACCATATCTTCCTTGACTCTGATGGATCAGTACAGATAGCTGCTGTTAAAGTACCTGCTGACAATAAGAATGGAGGTAAGTTAAAGATTAGTGTCTGGGGTGATGCTATGGTTAAGGTTCGTCAAAATGCTGACATAGAAGTATTAGGTGATACCAAACTTGAATGTAACGGAGATATTGATGCTCACGCAGTAGGAGATCTTAAGTTGGGAGCAGAGGGTAACATTAAAATTCAGTCAAGTAAGAACGTAGAGATACACGCCAATCAAGCAATAGGTTTAGGTGCTAAAGCAAAAATATCTATTGACACTCCTAGGATAGAAGAGAACACAGATATGAAGAAAAGTACTGTTAGTGGTCCTGTTACTGATGAGATCAATGGAGAGAGAACTCTTTCTATGACTGATCCTAGAGGTACATTCTGGATCACTAGTAAGGGTCATATGATTAATACTATTGCAGGTGATCAACTTACTACTATTGGTGGTAGAGATAGTTATTCTGTTGGTGGTAAGATACCTGTACCACCACTACCAGCCCTAGCAGGTCAAACCGCAGCATATCAGAGTATTATAGGTATGATGGGTGGTACAGGTAGGAGTGAAAAAGTAATGATAGGTAATGATGTGACCACTGTTACGGTAGGTAACAAGATAACTAACGTAGCAGCAGGTAATGTTGTTAATACAGCAGGTGCTGGTACCATTACTATGGCAGCAGGTGTTAACGCAACCATAACAGCATCTGCTAACGTAACCATTGCAGGAGCAACGGTTTTCTTGAACTAAGTTGACATAGGTGCTATAATAAGTCAGTTATGCGGAAGTATTATGTCCGATACCTACCTAAACAAGGTAGTTGTTGATGTACAGTCCCGAACCTTCCAGATATGGTCTGAAGAGGGTACTTGCAAAACAATCGATTGCTCTGATGATTACGAAGCCTTTCTTCGTGTTCTAGAAAAGTGCAGAGAGATGGCACCAGAGGAGACAATTTACACATCTTAGGTAAAATGAACTTTTAGTTCCAAATATTCGGGGAAAAAAACTCCGACTATTTTTTGCCTCTTTAGGTTTTTGGTTGTAAAAACCGATCAAATATGTTACACTAAATAGAGAGATCTCGTTATTCCAAATTATGGCTCAGCAAACTAATAAATTAGACCAATATGGGTTGTTTTCGTTGTTCCCTATGTTTCTATATCGGGGAAAACTTCAAACTCACGATAAGTGGAAATCTACTATAACTCCTATTTTGCAAAGGAGATATGAGGAAGTTAACGGGTCTAATAGTTATAGTAGAGATACTGGAGGAACTGCTTGCTGGAATTGTGATTGCTATACATCATTTTTTGATGAAAGTATGGTAGATCATACAAAAGAAACTGAGATTCCAGTTTCTGATTTACTGCAAGATGTATCTCAAAATATTCAAGAAGCCATTAAAATGGCAGAATTTTATCCTCACGCATTTCTAGTTGCACAGCAATGGTTTAACGCATATGGACCTGGTCAAAATCAGGAAGAACATAATCACGTTCCTTCCCATTTGTCTGGAATTTATTATATGCAATATGAGCCTGATTTTCATAACTGTACAACTTTCTTAAATCCACTTAAGAATTTTAGTGAGGCACCTCGTCACAATAAGCATTTCTATGATCCCGATATGTGTGGATATGGATGTTATAAAGAGGAAATGACTTTGAACATAGAAGAAGGAGATGTTGTTATATTCCCTTCTCAGTTAGGTCATATGGTTAACAAGCAACCAGGTATTGTCAAGAATCCTGATGGAAAGCTTTATATGTCGTTCTCATTTAATGTAGAATTAGTTAGTGAGCAAGAAGCAACAGAACGTTTAGGAAATGAGAGTGGAATTAGTACAGGAAGTCCAACTACAGGTCCAGCAGGAGGAAATCCTGTAATACCTGATGGATCATCTACTGGTCAACCTGTACCAGAAGGAGATCAGTCTGGTGAATGGTCGTCTGATTGGTTCTAAAACCGACACAACATTACGTAAAAGGGGGTCTTGAACCCCTTTTTATGCTAATATATTAATGACGATCGTTACTTCGACACGATGAACGGCAAATTAGACAAAGTTACAATGACCTCCAAGCTTATGCAACTCAAAAGAGAACTTCACTACAAATGTGAAATTGGAGAAAAAGGTAAATGGGAATGTATAGGTGCAAATGAGTATCTAAACAAAACTCTTGATGTATTAGACGAGTATGCTTACTAATGACAGAAGAAAAGATTAAAAGTCTTTGCTACACTAAAGAAGAAGTTGATCTGATGATAGCTGCTGCTGTTGCTGAAGCAAGAGCAATTGATGAAGCATCGATGCGTAAGCATAATAGAGATGCTACTATCATTAGTATGATTCTTGGGTTCACTTGTCTCGCATTATTTGTAGATGGATTACTTCGTATACTTGGTATCATTCCACCATTCTTGGATCTTGACGTTAATATCTTGGACGACATTGCCGAAAAAACGAAAGCTATTGTGGAGAATGATATCAGACAGAATGACCTCTTAAAATATCTGAAGGATCAGTTATAGATACCACGACCTAAGATATAGTATAAATACGAAAAGGATATCCACCATATAATTTTAGGTAATGGCACTTACCAGACTAGAGAATCTTATATCCAGTAAAACTGGACGTTTTGTATATGTTTCACCTGACGATTTTAATGCGTCAGATGATGTGAATAACAGGGGTAATTCACCCACAAGACCTTTTAAATCAGTACAACGTGCTTTTTTAGAAGTATCACGTTTTTCATATAAATCGGGACCAGATAATGACCGTTTTGATGAATTTACGGTTGTATTGTCACCAGGCGATCATTACATTGACAATAGACCAGGTGTAGCAAGTGCCAGTTCTATACCTGATTTTAATAGCAATGTTAACTTTGATTTAGGTAACTCTCAAAACGACTTATATAAGTTTAACTCAACTACAGGTGGTGTAATTGTCCCTAGAGGTACTTCTCTAGTAGGTATGGACTTGAGAAAGACTAAAGTCCGTCCTTTATATGTACCTAACCCAACAGATTCTAGTATTCCTACAACCTCTATATTCAATGTAACGGGTGGATGCTATTTCTGGCAATTCTCTATATTTGACGGTAAGCAGAAGGTATATTTCGACACTACAGGAAATAAGGCTAATCCTACATTCTCACACCATAAGATTACTAACTTTGAGTTTGCTGATGCGGATGATCTAACACTTTATTATGATAAGATTGGTGATGCCTATGTTAATATGGTCACCGACGTTAACGTTGATGGTGCCATTGAGGAGACTGACTTAGAAAATAGAATTGTTGGTCCTTTATCAGATAAAAAGATTATTGAAGCCGTTACACCTCAGACTCTTGGTGGTAACGCAACAGAAATTAAAATTAAGACAAAAGCACCTCACGGTTACTTTGTTGGACAATTTGTTACAGTTGATGATACTGGACTAACGAATGATCTTCACGGTTCATTCTTAATTTCACGTTTAGATCCTGCTGATAACACATTATTCTATTATCGTGTTAATGAGACTCTTACTTCTTTAGTTTCAGGTACTACCTATACTAGTGCTTCTCTACCACCTAACAGGTTGAATGAGAATGCTATTGTACAAGCAGAGATTGACACTGTTGACTCAGCGTCACCATATATGTTCAACCTGTCTATTAGATCTACTTGGGGATTGTGCGGTATGCACGCCAATGGATCTAAGGTTACTGGTTTCAAATCTATGGTTTGTGCCCAGTATACTGGTGTGTCACTACAGAAAGACGATAGAGCATTTACTAAGTTTAACGATGAGACTGCACAGTTTGAATCAGCGTGGGATGGCATAGCTAAGACAGATCCAGAAGAACTAGCTACTGGTTCATTTGCTACTACACCATATCATACTGATGGTAGAGCATACTATAAAAATGAGTGGCGTAATGCCCACGTTCGTCTGTCTAATGATGCTTTTATTCAGGCAGTTTCGATTTTCGCTGTTGGTTTCGCAGATCACTTCTTAATTGAGTCTGGTGCTGACATTTCAATTACTAACAGTAACAGTAACTTTGGTAACACTGCTCTAGATGCTATTGGATATAAGGGATATTCCTTCTTCCAAGATAAGCACGGATATGTTACTGATATTATTCCTCCACAGACTATTGATCTTGAGGATACTACAGAACCTCCATATTACGGTATAGACATCCTTTCTTCAAAGGAACCGTCTGGTATGACACGTGTATACCTATCAGGTGATCCAGCAGATGTTGCAGATCCAGATAAGACACCAACGTATATACTTCAAACTTATAAAATTGGATCAAAACGTGATGATAGAATATATTCTAAGTTAGAACCAGATATTGCTGGAGGTGAGGCAGGTCCGCAGGAGAAATCTGCTGAATTATCACCTAATGGTTTTGATACTTTTACTATATCAACTCTTTCAAAAGCAGAGCAATCAGTACAGAATGCACAAGGTGAGACTGTTACATATCGTGCAACTATATTTACTTGCCCTGAAGCACACGGTCTTTATACAGGTGCACCAGTTAGATTAATACCTAAGAGAACCAGTCCTACAGTTGCTAATGAGTTAGTACGTCTTCCTAAGGGATTAGATCCTAATACAATTTACTATATTATTGCTCCAGGTCGTCATACACAACCTGTACCACCAGATCAGACATTCCCGACAGAAGATGCAAATACATTCTTAATGGCAGCATCTGAAGATGACGCTGCTGCTGGTAACGCTATCTATGTACCAGAAAATTTGAATTCTGGTGTACAGATTCAAATGAATCAGTTCATCTTTGATGTTCTCCCAACACCTTATAAGTATAAGATTACTAATGCAGATCCTGCAACCAATGAGTTTACATTGGAGTCTTCACACGTATTTGATAAAGGTTTTGCTACTAAGGCAGCAACAGCTGTATTCTTCCGTGCTAAGCCTGGATCTCAACTTCCTGGAGCATTAGATTCTAATAAGATGTACTATGTCATATATGACAATAGTGACAATAATACTAATAAGTTTAAGATCGCTGAAAGTGCTACATTAGCAATTCAAGGTGGTGGTGTTCCTTATAGTATCACATCTAGTGGTACTGTAGGTATTGCTGGTCAAGATGAAGTCTATGTCTTCTCTTGTAATACTCGTCATCCATTGAGATATGACCCAGAAATGACTGCATCTCCTCTTAAGAGTGGTCATTGGTATCTTAATGTTCTTAATACAGGAACTCAACCAAACCAAATTTATCAACGTATTTCAACTTTATCGGAGTATACCAGTGAAGAAGTCCTTACAACCTCAAATACGTACATCAAGCGTATCAACGATCGACGCAGGGAAGATGACCGCATCTATCGTCTCCGTTACGTCATCCCCAAGGAGGTTGATAACGTCAGGGAACCATTGCTCGGTTATGTCCTTAAGATCAGAACTGACGAGAATAGAAGATGTAGACCTCAAAAGGTAATTTTAGAAGCACTTGATGGTACTTCAGATCTACCAACATTCTATGGTGGAAATCCTACTGTAGATGGTAATAGTAACTTCTTACCTATTCAGAGTGATTATAATTATGATCCATATTTAACTGGTAATAGTAAGTCTCTTGTAACCGACTCTGGTATTAAATTTACAATTGAATCAGCAAGACAGAAGACAATAACAGGTATTAATAGAATTGAGTTAACAGTTGTAGATCATACCATCAACACTAACGTAGCTGCTGGTACTGCATTAGCATCTGGTACTATCCTTACAGAATTTAAATTAACCAGTGTTGCTGGTGGTGCTTTTGTAACTGGTAATTCAGTTGCTTGGTCTGGTTTCTCTAGTAGTGCTTCTATTAGTGGACAGTTACCTAGTGTACACAAACAGTATACTGAAGGTGGAAACACATATGTTGTTGTAGCGAGTGATTTCTCACTACTTCCTTACATCAATTACGATTCTGGTACTAACACTATACTTGCAAGTGGAACTGCTACTGGTATATTGGCAGAGAAGCCAAATGGTGGTAGAGATGACTATACCGATTATGCAACTGATCTAGGTAAGCAATATGTTATACGTAATGCTCCAGTTTATACACTAACACCTGGTGATTTTGTTAGAGATGAAACTGATGGTAATCAGAAAGATTATAAGGTTGTATCAGTAGAAGATAATGATGAGATTGATAACACTTATTACATCTATCGTGTTAAGACTCTTCGTAGTAGAATCTACAACCAACAGGATGGTATTTACTACCTAACTGCTTTACGTGGTGACTTCTCTCCATCTGTAACTGAATTTAACAGCTTTAAGTTTGGGCATCCAACAGAAAGATTATATCCAGAACTCTTTGCTGATGATCCATTATGGTTTGACCCCAATGGTGACGGTAGTACTGTTAAGGATGCTCCCTCAACTATATCTGTTGCTGATAACTATATTCACGGTCTTGTTGTTGCTGATGATAACAAGAACAGTATTACAAAAGAAGCTACGGAAAATATTCTAGTCAATCTTGATAGATTTGGAACTGGATCTACCATCTCTGTTTCATTGGAAGCGATGGAGGGTAAGGCAGTTGCTTCTCGTGAAGACAGAGTTATTGGTATTGAGGGTGATAGTAATTTCGTTGCTGACCGTAGAGTATATGTTGAATTAAGACGACCTTCGCAAGCAAGATCTGGTAACCATACATTTGAATATACTGGTTTTGGTCCAGGTAACTATTCAACTGCTTTCCCATCTAGACAGGAATACGTTCTATCTGATGATGAAGTCCTCTTCTCTCAGGCGAAACGTCAAGACGGTGGTGTTGTATTCTACTCTGGTCTAAACGCTAACGGTGATCTATTCGTTGGTAACCAGAGAATCAATGCTATCTCTGGTGAAGAGACTAAGATTGATGATTCAGTTCTTCGTGTTGCTGGTGAGAATGCAGATGAGGAAGAAAACACCAACGATCTAACAATTGACACTCTAACTGTTAATAAGAAAGTTAAGTTTAATCTATCAAATGATTTCCAGATATCTGCTCTTGGTGGCACATTCTTTACATCACCTGTAGAGATAGCTCTAGCAGAAGATCCATTTGTTAATGATGTTAATGACGAACCTGCTTTAAAAATTAAGAGTGTTGCTAATATCAGTAACCCAGATGTTGACGAGACGTTGACTACTACTGATATGGAGTTTAACCCATATACCAAACCTAATACTATACAGTTTGCCGTATGGGAATTAAATCGAAGGAATTCAACCTCTGGAGTTAACTATCAAATTAAGACTTCTACAGATAAGACTGTTCCTCAGTCGGAAAACTTTAAGCAAGAAGGTACGATTGAATTCCGTGGTACACAGACAGTTGGTGAAGCACATAGAATTGCTAATCAAAATTATAATACAACATTAGGTTGGATCTATACACAAATTGGTGGATATCAATCGGGTGAAAGTGCTGAGTATGGATGGAGAGAATGGGGTCTAATTGGTGCTGATGCACTGACCACATATACTACAGGTTCTGGATCTACTGCTAATGATCCTGGTGTTGATATGAGGTTAGGTATTAACCTTAGAAATGTTCGTACTACTAATGCTACTGTTATTCCACAACAAACATTAGATGTTGAAGGTTCTGGTATCCTTAGGAATTCTTTATGGGTTGGTGGTGATAATCTTAACCCAGCTGGATTACATACATTACGTGTATTTGATGATGATGCTGATGGTGTTGGACGTGTTTCTATTAACACTGGTGATACTGCTGAAGTTACTGGTAACACAGGACTTTGGGTTGGTGGTGATGTAATAGTACGTGGGCAAACAACTGGAACTGCTCCTGTTGAATCTGTTGGTGGTGGTCGTGAGAGTGGTCACCTTACCATTGATGGTACCTTTACAGCATTAAGTAATGGTTCTCACGAGATGGTTGGTGATCTAACAGTCACTAAGGATCTCTATGTGCGTGGTGGTAATCTGAAGATGTATCGTTTAGATAGCGATACTGCTGCTACTAATTTAAGAATAGATACAGAACAATCTGATACTGATAGAGCAAATAATTATATCACTGTACAGGGTCAGAACCTTGTAGTTGGTGACGAAGTATGGGCTAATGATCATTTCGATGATGCTTCTACTGCTAAGTTAGTAGTTAAGGCAGATGGATCTGCTCGTATTGGTGATTCTGATGGTGGTATCCAAATGGATGCTAACAGTAATGTATCGATTGGTGAGGCAACTCCAGATGGTACCCAGAAATTATGGGTTAATGGATCTACTAAGATAGAAATTAGTGGTGGAGAATTAATAACAGTATATGATGATACTGATCTTAGGATTAAGGTTGATGCGACTGGACGTGTAGACTTTGTTGGATCTGGCACAGGTGCTGCTCCTAGAGCACGTTTAGAAAACACAGGTGCTTTGACTATTGGTAATGACTTTACTATTAGTAAGTTAGAGATTACTGATGATGTAACATTCAATGTAGACTCTGCAACTGGTAATACAATTATTGGTAATGACACAGACAACTCTGGTACATTAATAGTTCATAGTAACACTAACTCAACAACCAAAGATACTGGTGCAGTTATAATTCAGGATGGTGGACTTGGAGTAGAAGGTAACATCAACGCTGGTGGAAGCATCAACGCTGGTGGGAACATCTCTTCTGCTGGTGGTGAACTAGATATCAATAACGGCGGTACTAATCTCTTTAAGGTTAATACTGGTGGTAGTATTGACATCGATGGTGTTACAGGATATTTCACACCTACAGCTGGTCGTAAGTGGGTTGAGGTTAGTGCCAATACTGCTTTAGCAGCCAATACTAGATACTATGTTACTACATTTACTGGTGCAACACTAGAACTTACTTTACCTAATAATGCATCAAAAGGTGATGAAATTAGAATACTTGATACTACGGACAGTTTGACTTATAATAAGTCTATACTTATTAAGACTGATGGATCCAAACCTATACAAGGAGATTCTCAAGGGCAGTTGTTAGTACAAACTCCTGGTGCTGGTCTTGGTCTTGTATATCTTACATCAACAATTGGTTGGCGTTTAATTGAACTCTAATGAAAAATTTAGCATCAATTAGAGGATTTAAGAATGCCTCTATAGGAACAATTATGTCTTGGACTGGTACGAATACAGATATTCCTACTGGATGGCTTTCTTGCGATGGTACCACATATGATGATGATGATTATCCAGCACTGGTTGGTGTAATTGGATATACCTATGGAGGTAGTTCTGGATCTTCGACGTTTGTTGTACCTAATTTAAATGGCAGTTCAAGAGTTCCAGTACATAAAGGTTCTTCGTATGATGCTGCAACTGGTGGAAGTTCTACTACTAGTATAACTTTGAATGCTAGTTGGTTAATAGAAGATAGACCTAATAGACAAGTAAGTTTTTCAGCTCCTGCTACTATACAATCTAATGGACCAAGTGGTTCTATATGGCAACAATCTATAGGTGTTCAACCAAGGGTAATGTCTCACGACAATTTACCATCACATAGCCATACTTATACTATTCAGACTATGAATAACCAGTTCACTGGTGAACCTAGTGCTGAGTCTGGTGGTGATGTTAGTGCACAGTTTGCTGGAAATATGGTAGATAAACCATTAGTTTCTCCTCCAGGTGCTCCAATGGGTGATTCTGTTGGTAGATATGGTGTTCCTAGTGGTGCACATTCTCACGGAGCAGCAACATTTACAGTGCAGAGAGGAAGTATTCAAATATCACCTTATGTACGAGATTATGATGATGTTAATAGTACAGTAGCACTAAATAATAATCCAGGTGTAGGTAATGCTCAATTGGCAATGAATACTCCATATCAGACAGCAATATACATCATTAAAGCATTCTAATGGCAATACAGTACGCATCTATTAAAGGAGCACAGGGTGTAGCACCAGGAGTTATAGTTCCTTTTTCTAGGAATGTGCAAAATGCTGGAGAACAGATGGATCGTGTTCCTGGCGGTTATTTGAGATGTGATGGGAAGGTGTATCAAGCATCTGATTATCCAGATCTTGCAAGAGTTGTAGGTGTAGGTTCTACTGGTGGTGGTGGAATACCATCTTGTAGATTTCCTCCAGGAATTTCTGGTACTTCATTATTAAATCCAACAGTAGATGCAGATGGTAATTTTACTGCTGGTACATTTTGTGTTCCTAATTTAGGAGCAAAGCATTTACAACCCAGTAATTCAGCAGGTTCTGAGTTTTTGGGTGATACAGCAATGAGTGGTGGTGGTATTGTAGAACGTGCTGGCATAGGATATAAAGCTCAAGTACAACCTAGTGCAAATACTTCATATATGGGATACATTCGTTGTCCTGAGTTTTCATCATCAACATCGGGATCACCTATTTTAACTGTAGATCAATCTAGTCTTGCTGCTGCAACTATTGGTGTTGGTCAGATTGAAGAACACGATCACGGAGCAGGTGCAGGTTCTGCTTTGGCACCGAAGATAACTCAAACACCAGTAGTCGGTATTGATACTGATTTAACAGAAATTGATAAATATGGAAATAACAAATGGCAAGGTCCATCAATTGGTATAACTTCGGTTGCTGTAGCTGCACCATTTAATATTGAAACAACTGGTAATGCAGATGTAAATCATTCTCATAGTCTTGGTGGTTCAACTGCATCAAATTTATTGGAATTTACACAACCTCAGATTGATATTAGTTTTTCTGGTTCTACTGCTACTTGTCAGTTGACTGCTGATACCAGAGAGCATCTGAATCACGTTTCATCACCTTATATGATCTTAGAGTTCATTATTAAGTACTAATGGCAAAATATTACTCACAAACATCCCCTGCGTGGACAGGAGTTCAAGTTGGCACCATTGCTATGATGCCTAAGGATAGTACTGGAAATTATTATTCTCCAGATGGATGGTTGGAGTGTAATGGTAGAGCTCTTGATCCAAATCATTACTTAGGTTTATATAATATTATACAAGCAACGTATGGGGGATCTGTAACGGGTACATTCCCAAGTCTTTCTGGTACTTTTAAGGTTCCTGATCTTAGGGATAGAAGAGTTGTGGGAACTGGTAGATTAAGACCAGATAATTCTTCTCCTCAATTAGAAGAACACGATAATGGCAGTACAAATACTGCTGGTAGTACAGGTGGTAAAAATAATGTAACTTTACTTGATGTTGCTTCTAGAGTTCAACTTGTATCTGGAAGTGTACAGAGTACGTTTAATAATACTAGACTTCAGCAAGTATCAACTCAGGTTACTGATGGTTTTCTAGAAGTAAATAGTGGATTTCTTGCCAATCATACAATGCCTCATTGGCCATCTCATAGTCACGGTTCACAGTTTAATACTACTACGAGTGGAGCAGGTATAACTGCTGACCGTACATCTCCTGGTGGCGGTGATACACAGATTCAAGGTGGTCCTAGTGCTGGTACCGCTTATGATGGTTCGCAGATACAGGCAGTTGGTGGAGGATCTGCACCACATTCACACTGGGTTTCATTTAAATCTAGTATTGGTGGAACAGCTTCTTATGGTTCTGGATGGGGTGATTCTGTAGGTAGAAGAGGACAGAATGCTGGAGGAAATGGATACGCTGCTAATGATTGGTATCAAGATTTTTGTGTATCTGGTGGTGGTGGTAGTGGTAGCAGTAGTAGTAGTTGGGTAACTACTTACGGTCCAGCATATGTTGCAGGACAGAATTATGTTGAATATGCAGCAAACGGGCAAAGTTTTAGTGTATATTATGGTGGAGCATTAATTGGTGTTCTTGCTATAGTACCTGGAGCATCTTGGCCACTAGAAGTAGGTGGTAAAAGATATTATGGTGGATCATTAGTAGTACCAGGATCTCCTGCTTACTATGAGGTACAAGTAAAAGAAGAGCAGACTAGTGGTTCTGGTGGTGGTAGTGCTGATCCTGCTAATGAAGGTTTAATTGATATATCAAGTGGTTCTTGTACTATTAAACCAACTGCAACTGATATGCAGTGGGTATTTGATATGTCTCCTGTAGATGCTACACAATGTACATTCCAACTTGATGTTGATCTAGATTTAGATGGACAACCTGACCTTAAACCAGAATATCAAGAAACTGCATATATGATATTTGCAGGAGTTAGTAGTGATGCTTATACTCCACCACCAGGAGGTGGTGCTGGTGATCAAACTCCTGACCAAGTTGGTCCGTTTAACATTGGAGTTACTACAGCTAGTGCAGATGGACAAGTAAGTTTCACTCTTACTGGTGTTAGTAGTACGTATTCTTTTGATGTTGAAGTACTAAAAACTGGAGGTGAGTCTGTAAGTGCATTCCCAATTGATGTGGGAGGAAGTGGAAGTGCTACTAAAACTGGATATGTTTTAGATGATACTGTTAGTATGACTCTAGAAGCACCTTCAAGTGGTGGTACAGCTGCTGAGTACGAGATTATAGTTAAATATAATACTTCGACGGTGATGACTGCTCAGGCAACTATAACTTATGAAGCAGCACCTACAATTACAATGTCGGCATTGCCAACTAGTGTTGCTTCTGGTGGTTCTGCTAATGTAACGTTTGCATCTTCTGGAGCAACAACTATTGTATCTTCAAACTTTGGTGCTAGTAGTCCGACAGGACAGACAGTTGCAGTTAGTCCAACGGCTACGACAACTTATACTATTACCTTAAGTAATAGCTATGGTTCTAATACAGCGACTACAGTCGTTAATGTTCAGGCTGCTAATGCTCCTACAATTAATATGAGTGCTAATCCCACCCAGATAACTGCTGGTGGATCTTCTGCTATATCATATAACTGTAATGATGCAACCACATTTATATCTGCAACATCAGCACCAGTAGATTCAACTTGGGATAATGCCACACATAGTCCATCGTTTGCTTCTATAAGTGTTAATCCAACTGCAACTACAATATACTATCTTACATTAGAAAATGCAAACGGTCAGAGTACTCAGCAAGTTACATTGACTGTTGATCCTTTACCTCTTCCAGAAGTTACTTTAACATCTGATATTACTACTACTCAGTATGGTAATGACGATCCAGGTGATGACACGCAAGCGTTATTGACTTGGAGTACTGTTAACACTGCTGGTGTTACTATATCAGGTACATCTACTCCGACTGATTCTTCTTGGAATCCTACTTCTGCTTCTGGTACTCAATCTGTTGCTCCTACGGAAGATACAACGTATACACTTACTGCTACGAACGCTAGTGGATCTGATTCTGCAAACGTAAGTATAACTGTCATTACTAGACCAGTGATTAGTATTACAGTTACTAGATCTTATACACCTGCTGTAGGATCTAATTCATTTACAAGAGTGTCAACTTCTACTAATGTATTAGAATGGT